TGATGATGTAATCGGCAGAGATAGTCATTTAATTGGGGTGTGCGTTTCAACTGAAGTTATTATACAAGAAAAAAGGGCACCTTTCAGTGCCCAGTGGACGGTTCTAAAAGTGGTTCAACCAATATCTTCCAATTCTTTGATGAGTGCTTTCTTACTATGGCGCTTATCAAGTTCAATACCACGCTTTCTTCCAAGTTTTTCTATATCATTCTTACTCAATTGCTCAAGCACAGGTTTCTCTACAACAGGTTCGGGAGCAGGTGCTGCTTCCACAACAGGTGCAGGTACAGGTGCAGGTGTTTTACCGCCCAATAATTCTCCGAATCTAGACATTTTCCTAAAGAATACTTTCTGGTATTTATCAGGCAACAAGTTCCACAAACTCTCCAAGAATCTTCTTATTCATTTTCTTGGACTTGAGACTCTTGGCAAATGCAGATTTGATTTGAGTCTTGGTGGCATCTTCAGCAACCTCAAAGTCAGCATCTTGTGCTAGAGCATTTGCAGAAAGTCCAAAGTAGGTAGTATACCCAGAAGATTTGATGGAGAATGCTTTTTGCTTTCGCCATTCGGTCATCGTTTTATCATGCTTCTCCCCATAATATCCACAATAACGACGAATAAAACTGCCAGCATCACGTGACTCAAGCACACGAATACCAATGAAGTTGATATCCTTAAACTTGTCACGAAGGTTGCGGAGGAGAATATCAGTAAACTCATACCACTCACAGTCAAGAGAATAAGTCATACCAGTCTTACGATCGCGAAGGAAAGAGTTAGGTCCAATGTAGGCAGTGCCCATAAAAGGATTATCCTCCCAACGACGTTGAACTTCACGATGATACTTAAGCATTGCTGCCTCACCATCAGTCAATACCACACACTGAACTTTCTGAAGTTTGTTTTCCTTCTGGAACTTGGGAAGAATCTGATGGAGAGCAATCAGAGTCTCATTCAAAGGGGTTCCAGAAAGACTCAAACCATAAGGAATTTGATATCGGGTGTAGCAGTTATAACGGAAGGCAGTGGCAAGACGGAAGATATTCTTCATCTGTTCTTCAAGAGTCTTACTATTAGTCTTACTGGTGAGCATATTCATCAGAGAGAACCATTCACCAACTTGAACCAAACCATCCTTCTTGGTATAGGCAAGTTCACGGATGGTTGCCTTATTCTCTTCATCATAAGAAACCAGAGGATAGTCGCTGGTGAAAGCATAAACCTCAAAAGGAATAGAAACTTTCTTACAGAACCATACAAGGTTAAAGAGTTGCTTGACAGTATCCCCCATTACATCACCCATAGAACCACTCCAGTCAAGGATGAACACCAAACCGTGATTCTTACCGTCAGCAAGAGTGGTGACTTTTTTGAAAAGATCTTCATTGTACTTATAGGTATGAAGTTTAGTGCAGTCCAACACACCAGTGCGGGCAGTAGTGGCACGGGCATAGGATTCTGCTGCCTTACGACACTCAAACTCTTTCACCAGATAATTTACTTCTTTCTGGGCAGAACGCTTGAACTCTACGAACTTCTTATCAACTTCACCAAAGATTTCTTCAGTGGTATATCCCTGTTCTTCCATACATGAACCCCAGTATTCTTTACACTTGTCGTGGATTTCTGCATTAGGAACAATAATTTTATTCAAGTCAAGCTTCGGCAACTCAAGATAAACATTTTCAATACCATTGTGATCAACCAAGTCCTTGAGTGCTTCCTCAAGGGACTCCATAGTTTTGACTTCTGGTTCCTCATTAGTTTCACCACCAGCAGAAGTAGGTTGCTGCTCCTGCTCAGCAGTGCCACCATAAGAATCGGTTTCACCAGGCTGCTCCTGCTGATCATTCTCACCCTCAGGTTGATCAGAAAAATCAGAAGCACCTTGATTAGAACCAGAAGTCTGAGACTCCAAATCATCCATGGGAGTCTTGGTTTCTTCTTGCTGCTTTTGCTTACAGAACTTGTAGAGTGCCTCAGCAGCAATCAAAACATCGGCAAAGGTTTCGGTATCGGCAATCATATTGATGATTTCCGTTTCTTCACCACGCTCAACAGGAATGTTTACAAAGTTACCAATCTTGAACCACAAGTTGGCGCGGTCTGCAAGATTATAAGTATCAATATCCTCATCTTCTAGTTGGAAAAAATCCTGCTCAGACAGTTCTTTATATCCATTATAGAATGTCTTGGCAAGTCCAGCATACCGACGCTTCATCAGTTTCTCGATGCGAGCATCCTCAACCACATTCACAAACTGTGGGGGAATCTTGTACTCCTTCAACCAGTTCTCATCGGGAGTGTAGAGAGCGTGTCCAACTTCATGTCCAACCAACAAGTCATATACAGTGCTACTTGCCTTCTCCCACATCGGCAGAGTCAGCACACGGGTATGGACATTAAAGCAGGCAGTCTCAACTTTCTTGTGCTCAACCACAAGATCCTCAGTGGCAAGCAGTTTGGCGAGTTGGGACTTGATTTCGTGGCGGACTGTCATTGCTCTGTTGCGTATGAACCTATCATACAAAAGAACCTCGCTTTTTAGGCGAGGTAGTGTGCCGCTTCTTAAAGTGGCTCAGTCGTGCTTTTGCTTGTCGGAGTGCTTGCGGTTTCAGTTTCCGCTTCTGCTCCTTCTTGGAATGGTGCTGCCAGTTGGGGGTGTTCATTGCCTTTATGTCTATAGAGACACTCTACGGGAAAATCCTTTTACTTTATCAAACTTTATGACACTTTCGAATTTGTCATGTAGGTCTGACTTATGAGAGATAACAAAAATATTAGCATCCTTAATGACGTAACGAATAATCTTCAGAAACTCATCGGTGCCAAACCCATCAAGAGAAGAATCAAATACCTCATCCATAATCAGCAGGTTAGTATTCACAGAGTTTTTGAGTCTTGCAACTTCTCTCCAAGTGAAGAGTAGTGCTAAATCAATCCTCATTTTCTCACCCTCACTGAAAGAACTATAAGAAAAGTCTTCGTGAATGGGCGACTTAACTGTTTCGTTAAACTCTTCGTCAAGATGGAAGTTAATATAAAACTCCATCATCTGAAGATAACGATTCACCTGCTGATTTATGAACGGAAGATACTTCTTAATGATCTTCGTTTTTACGCCATCATCCCTGAGTAAGGAATAGGCAAAATCGTAATGAACGATTTCCTGTTTTTTGTCTGAAAGGTCTTCTATTGTCTTTTGGAGATTTTCTCTAAACTCCTCTAGCTTCTCATGTTCAGAATTTCGGTTTGCAAGGTTCTCGGTAATAGTTTGAATTTCATGCTCAAGATCTCTGATTTGTCTCTGGTTGAGGCTAATCCGAGTATTGTTTTGAGAAATGCCATGCGTTAAGTTTGTGATCTCCTGAGAAAGTGCGGTAAATTGACGCTCTCTTTCCTGTTCGAACTTGATAGTGTTTTCGAGTTCTTCGTAACCTTCCTTTAGTTCCTTTGCCTTATTTTGAGCGTCGCTAATTCTATTTAACCGAAACTCTTCTTCTATAGTTTGAGTACAAGTAGGGCATACCGTATTTTCGGTAAAAAACTTATGCTCTTTGGTAATTGTGCTTACCTTTTGGGAGATTTTACCTTTTAGATTGTTAAGCTTTACTAACTTATCGCCAGCACCAATAACTTCTTCCTGCTCTTTAGTAAGTTCATGAATCTTCTCTTCTGTTCCAGCATTCTCTTTCATGTAAATGCCAACTTCTTTATCTAAGTTGTCAATCTTTTCTTTATTGGCATTTATATTGGCATTTCCACGATTCTCCAACTCTTCGATAAAGTTCTGCTGCATCTTCATCTTATCCTTAAGAGTTTCTTTCTTCAACTCCAAAGATTTGATTTGATCTTTCTGGGTGCGAATCTTATCTTTAATCAATCCATTCATTGCAGAGAAGATTCTGATGTCCAGGAGATCTTCAATCACTTCACGACGATTAGATGTAGTAAGTTGCATGAAAGGCACAAAAGTGCTACTACCCAAAATAACAATCTGAGTAAAGGACTTATAGTTTACCTTGAGAATATTTTCCTCTAGGATGCGTTGATTTGAACGATCGTCTGCTTCCTTGTGAAGTGGTGTTCCATTCACCTCAATATCAAACACGTTTGGTTTGATTCCCCGACGAACAAGATAATCACGACTGTTTACAGAAAACTCAATCTCCACAACACATTCTCTCTCGTTGGTTGTATTCACCAACTGAGGTTTGTTAATCTTACGAAAAGGTTTATTGAAAAGAACAAATGTAAGTGCATCCAACATTGTGGATTTACCAGCACCGTTTGTTCCGATAATGAGATTTGTGTGATGTTTTTGAAAATCAATTTCCGTAAAACTGTTTCCAGTAGAAAGAAAATTTTTGTATCTAATCTTCTTGAAGGTTATCATTCAGTTTCGGGGGAATAACAATGTCGTTTGGGGTTATCACTGCATATTTGTAATTATAGTGCTTACACGTCTTTATAGCAAGCTCATCGTCAACTTCTACTACATCCATCACAGTTTCTTCTTGATCTTCGAGCATCATGGCATAACGATCTGCATCGTCCTCCTCCTCAAAAAGAAATAAAACTTTATGCCCATATTGATCTTGGACAGCATAGGCACCGTCCTCTTTATTATCTTTGAGGGTAAGAAGAAACATTACTCTACTTCGCAAGCTTGTCTATACAAATCTTGGAAGATACCTTTGATGATGTTTTTATCAAATTCGAATTCAGATTCATCAATATAACGATTCAAAATAGAAATTGTATTTTCGTCATCATCAACTTCAAATTCTTCACTTTCATGAATATCAAAGTTTTCTACGATCTTCAGTTCTTGAATGCCAACACTATAGAGTTTGTCAATGAACTTCTCAAAATCTTTTGGATTGCTCTTTTTACGAACAACTACTTTGACAATTTTGTTTTCATACTCTGTGGCATTAAAGAGTTTGTAATTGGTATCCTCATAATAGATGTTATAAAATAATTTATAAGGATTGTTGATTGGAGTTAAAGTAAGGGTTTCCGTATCAAAG